TGCCAATCTAGTCCACGCAGGTCCAACGGGATTAATACCAACTTTAGCAGGACACACTTCATGAGAAGCACGCATCGCCACTATGTATTGGTAAAAATACATTCGAAAAACAATATGGTAATCCAGGGGTCCTACACAAAAATCACGAGTTTTTGACTTCTCGATCTTTTCAAAAGTTCGGAGCTCATCTTTCAACGCATGGTACCACGTTCCCGGATGACGTTTGCCAGACTTGTAAGACTGAATTCTAGCTTTCACTGCCTGATCGAGCTCAGTATTCAGTTTCGTTATCTGGTAATCATCATCTAGTTGGAAGAGATGTCGTTTTCCAACTGAGTCCACTGGTCGTGTCTTAACGTAGGGTAGTCCAGGTGAAGTATCCAATTCCAATTTGCGTGAGTACTCTGATTCCCAAGGTCGCCCATTACAAGCTTCCAAGATGGTCAGAACCTTCTTCTCAACTCTTGCATCTTGAAGTTTATTAGCCATATAGTTTGGTACAAACTCAGCACTTCTCTCCACTAATGAGATGGGAAAAGGCTTAATAGTTTGTGTCCAACTATCAAAAGCTACTTGAAGGGGTCCAGGATACTTCGGGTTGCGACGGGTGTCGCGATTTGACAAAACGGCTGGTGCTTTCTGGGGTGAGAATAAGCCATACAGTGGTGACCTCTGTATTTTTGTTTTGTCGGGGGAATAGATGGCATGTGAAGCTTTTGCCAATCCAAGAAATCGAAGGGGGCTCTCTGTTGGTAAGATTAAGTGACTTTCCCCTTCTCGCAAAATATCGGCGATTGGTACTGGTGGTACCTCATCTTCGAACTTCACATTCGCCAATATCTCTTGTGTCACTAGATGTCCTTCTCCACGCATGTTCGTTCCGCTAAATGAACAATGGATAGCTACTAAACGGCGTTGGTGTCTAGGGTTAGTTAATGTTATTAAACTCCCACAACAACCTTTTCCGCTCATAGTTCCAGAGTAACTAACGAAACGACTTGCTTTATACCAGACAGGGTTGTTCTTGTCCTGGTTCCACGCAGCCTTCTTCAAATGCACATTTGACCGGCCTGTCACGATGAGAGGGTTCCCATCTTTGTCACGATACAACATCGCACAATCAGCATTATTGATTATCGGAATGTCCGACTCTCGAATAAACTGACCAACGATATTGCGACGTGACCTGACTCCCTTGTCGAATGTGTACACCGCTAGATCTTCGTACGGATTCTCATGTTGACCGTTACCTCCTCCAAGATGTTGCACTCTGAATGGATCGAACCTTGATGTTTCGATCAGTTCTCCTCCATTACCATTGTCCTGGATCAATTCCATAATGTCATCTTCTTCCATCGTATCAAGGAAATGCCGATTAATTAACGCTACTCTGCCTTTGATAAACGTTGCAGTCGTCAAATAACCAGGAATCCTAACACGCACAACATTCTTAATTGGTCCATTACTCAAACTGGTCTCTTGGAAATCAGTATAGAGTGCTTGTCCCTCACGGTCTTCCATCTCCAAATGTTCAGCTAACTCTTCCAACATGAACAAAATAGCATCAGTTCCACGCTCAAGTTCAGTTCCATAGTTAGAAACTATTTCTTGGCAGTCACACCCAGCTTTACATTTTGTTCGTAGTAGGGCCATTTTCAGTTTTGTGGTCGTCAATTGGTTTCCAGTCAATACCTTGCCATCATCTTCGTATATCAAAGTCAGAGCTGCCACTACCATCCTTGTGATACAAGTATCTTCAGAGTAGGATCGTTTAAAGCTCATCTTCTTTTTGATGTTCTTCATCATGTTCGACAGAGCTATACGAAGGGTTGGTCCGATGGTCTTTGAGTACATCTGTCTGTTCACACGTTGCACGGGCTTAAAGAATCCAGCTGTCATAAACCCTTGATTCATCAGTGTTGACCAAAGTTTTCCAAGTTCTGGACAACACAATGACTCCTCAGAGAGATCTAAATTCTTGACAAAGTCAGTCACTTCGATCTCAAACTTATCTGGGTCTGATTCTCCTGATCCAAAGTAAACTTCAAGGAACCGTTTCACATGTGTACAACCACTACACTGTCCGACACGCTTCATGGTGATCGCCTTCTTGTGTCGTTTGTGATCTGCAGTGTATTTCCTCTCTCCCTCTCGTGAATCCTCAATCGCTGGTGTTGTTGAGGGGAAAAGCTTACTCCAAGTGAAGTAAGTAGTCAATAAACCGATTGCTGTCATGAACATAGACAAGTATTTGTGTCCTAAAACCCAATTTACTATTTGTCCGAGTTTGCTCATTAAAGCATCCTTGAATATCAACAACTTACCACGCAAGTGCTTCTTGTCCATGCGCTTCTTCAGTTTTGCTTCCCAATACGCGTCTGGTATGCGATTTATCAATTTCCAGTGTGGTTCAAGCACTGTGTTATAATAACTCGCATTTGGGAAGTCGCCGTTTCCATAACGATTGTGTTCCA